ATCAGCTGGCGCAACATCGTTTTGTATGCCATAGCATCAAAATCCTTGTACCAGAAAGAGGAGTATTTCCACATTTCTTTCTGAGGAACTTCCCCTCTTAAAATTCTTTGGTGTGCTTCTGCACTGTATGCCTGCGAGTATTGGTCTGCGTGTGATTGCATCTTTTCGTAGCTCCAATACATTGCTTTTTGGAAGCCATTCAGATACTCAAACATGGCATAGTAGCCAATCGTCCTTGCCTGTTCCCTCTCACGCTCATCCTGAATAATTTCCACCTCGATTACCTCATTGAGAGGGTCAAAGTGTTTCAGCTCTCCTTCTTTGATGGCAAGTACATTGATTTTTTTGTAATATCCAGAGCGGATTGCCAACTGAATATAGCCTTTATAACCAAGCTGGAACTGAGCGATTACCGCTAAAACATTGCCGTTTCTGTCCTTCTTTTTATACGGCACCATGTAATACTGTCCCAGTTGAGGAGAAGGGGAAAGATTCAAAGCCTCGCCTAGGAACGCACAATTAAGGATAGACATTGATTCACATTCCTGCAACGCCGGAGAGTTGGTTACTGCGGACAGGATAGCGGTCATGAACCGCTGCCCGCCCTTGCCGCCGATTACCTCGTTAATTTTCTTTTTGATTGCGTCCTGCGTTAAAAAGACGCTGAACGATTGTTTTTTCTCGCCTTTTATCAAACTGTTTGCCATTACTGAACCCTCCCATATCGGATATGATTTTGAATTAAAAAGGTTTTCAAAGCCTTCATCTGCTCCGGTGTCACCCATACACGAAAATCCAGAACCCGCAGCTCCTGCTGTTCGCTGACTTTTGGCTCTTCTGCGATTCTTTCCGGCTCAACTGTTACCGGTTCAGGCTTTGCTACTTCCGGCTCAGCCTGCTGCTTTTCCAGCCTAGCTTTCGCTTTCTGAGCTTCTTCGTAGCGGTGCTTTTCTTCCATCGCCGCACTCATGTCCAGCGTATCCAAGTAGGTGGAAATCAT